ATTTGCTTTTTTAAAATTATAATGTGTATCTGTCAAAAGACCGAGTTTCATTGGCTCATTTTAATTTGAATATTATCTTTAATCGTATTATAGTCTGAATTGAAACCAATTTCATCAGAAGTAAATACTTCTTCAAATCCACTACGTTCAATAATTTTTTCTTTTATTTCCATTTGCCTTTTTTCTCTTTGTATTCTACGAAGAAAAGCATAATATACAATCTGCGTAAAATAAGCAAATGGATTTGAACGTTCTACATCAAAGTTATGAATATATTGAACACAATTTTCAATCCCATCCGAAATCATATCCTCACGAAACATATAATTTACAAAGTTTGGACGATATGATAAATGAGTTGCAATTTTAAAAAAACATTCACCAATATATTCAGGAATTCTTGGTTTTGGTAAATTATTTTCTTTTGCAGCATCCACTTTCTTTCTATAAACAATCAAAGCATCGTGAAAATCTTTGTTATTTACATAGTGTGGATTTTTATTTGATTTATTCATTTTTAAACTTAGATTTGTTTTTATTATATCACAACAATCAAGTAGTTGACAACTTTCCCAAACATGGTTAGAATCACTCTGTTAGGTTTGAAGGATAAGTTTTAGATATTAGATTTATAGAGTTTTTCTAAAGATATTCTGGCATCAGCAACTGAAGAAACGTATCCCATATTTGGACTTATTTCTGATCTACCTGATTTTTTATCTTTATCTTTAATATATTTTTGATATATTTTTAAAAAAACTTTATCGTGTACTTCTGTCATAGTAATAACTTTATCCATATCAACTATAAACATTTCATCATTTGTAAGTTTCATCCAAGCATCCACTTTGAGGACTTTCATTCCAGTATGACGAATTGTAATAGTTTCCATTACAACTGGATTATCAAGAATTAAAATGATTCTTTCTTTTTCTGTACAGGGACAAACTTTTGAGAATATTTCTTCTCCAGATACTAATTTAATAGATGCAAAAAATTCTTCTTCCATTATTCTTTTTCCTTAAAGTTAATTTGAATAATTTCATAATTAAAATGTTCTTCGTTATAAATTTTAATTCTTTCAATTAAATGATTGAGTGTATAATTTTTTCTTGATTTGTAAGTGGTGTCATCAGCAATATCATAAAGAACTGCTTGTGTTTTATTTTCTCCTTTTCGGAGAACTCTACCAATACTTTGTAAATTTCTTATCCTTGATTTGGATGGAGAAGCAAAAATAACATTATGAAGATTTTTGATGTTAATTCCAGTAGAGAATGTACCATATGATGCAACAATAATCGCATTATTTTCTTTTTCAGTAATTTCTCTTACTTTTTCTCTTTGTTCAGTATCCACTCCACCATGAACAAAAAATATTTTTCTTTCATTTGATGCCGAATTATTTATTAGATCATAAAGTGGTTGACCATGACTTTCAACACGATTGAATAAAACAAGGCTATTTCCTTTTAAATCCAAAACAAGATTTCTAATAAATTTATTTCTCTTTTCGTGAGTAATTAAATATTGAATTTCATCTTCATATTCATCAAATTTATGTTCATCATGTTTTAATAAAAGAACTTTAATGTTTAATTTTGATAAATGTCCTTTTTCGATTAGTTCTTTTGTTTGAGTAACTTTATAAGATGGACCAAACAATCCTTCAAGTACCCATTTGTGGGTTTGTGACCCATCCAAGGTGCCTGTAAATCCATATCTATACTTTGTATTATCCAACTTAGTCATAATGCTTACAAGAGATTTTGATTTAAACTGGTGTGCTTCATCACCAATGACTACATCAAAATCTTCAAAGAACTTTCTGTTTAAATTATAAATCGATTGCCAAGTTGTAATAATTACATTTTTATCAGTAAATTTTTCTTTTCCTGAATAAATTTTGTGACAATAATCTTCTGCATTCCAACTATAATCTTCAAAATCTTTATACATCTGCTCAACAAGAGATGTAGTTGGAACTACAAGAAGTATTTTTTTATCTTTTTCTACAAAATATCTAACAATTGAATAAATCATTAAAGATTTTCCAGAAGCAGTTGGAGATATTAATAATTTGCGATTATATTTTAAAGCATCATAAACTGCATTAATTTGATAATCTCTTGGTTCATGTCTTGATATACTTTTCATGTAATCAGAAACACCTTCATGAGAAATCATTTCATTTTCTTCGAATGGAAGACCATAAAATTTATTATCTTTAAATTCAACTGAATATTCACCTTTCTTTGCCCAGGATACTAATTTATCCAAAAGACCGACATAGATTTCACCATTATGATTGGAATACAAACGTATTTTCCCATCCCAGTGCTTATTTCTAAATTGAGGCATAAACTTTGCCCCAGGAACTTCAAAAGTAAAATAATCAAACAATTCTTGATGAATATGTGGTTCTGCTTCTACTTTTAAATATATTTCATTTTTCTTTTGTATAGTAATATCAGTCATATCCTGCTGTAAATTTAAGAAACTCAATTGAGTTTTTGATTTGATAAGTTCGATTTTGTATTGTTTTTAAAATACTATCCAAATAATTTAACATTGTTTGATAGTAATCTATTTTGGTTGCAGATTTAATTAGATCACTATCTGCATCCATATACTTATCTATATCTGCTTTTAAAACCTTATAATCAAATGGATCTTTTTTGTAAATTTCTGGTTCTGCTTTACCAGAAAAATACATCCATTTGTCTTTTTTTAATATTTTATAATTGTTTTCTTCTATTTTTTTTAAAAGACTTATATTATTATAAATTTTATAATATTTTGAATGTAAAGAAGGAATTTTAATAGATTCTTGATGTAAATTATCTGGATCTATTTTTGAGTCTTCTTCCCATAATGTTTGAATTTCGTCAATGTTCATCATATTAATGAAATGATATCGTAAATAGTATACTTAAATGATACAGTAGAAACAACATAATCTATATCTGAAACTTTTGCATCAAAAGAAATTTCAGACAAAGAAACAGGAAATAAACCTTTGAAATTTACTTGAACTATTGGTTTAAAATTACTATTATAAACTAATAAAGTTCCATCGGATTCACCTGAAAATGCAGTTTGTTTTCCTGGATTTTGTTGATCTTGATTTAATAAATTTTGATATTCTGCTAAATTGTCAGGATAACCAAATCCTCTCAACCAATTATGAACGGTCAAATAATTTTCCATGTTTTCATCTACAAAAAATTTCAAATCAAAATCTTCATAAGTTAATTTATCCCCAGGAATAGGAATATCTTTCAAATAATTTGGTTGAACTGCAACTCCAAGATTAATTCCAGGAATTCCTGTTGAATTTGAAAAGAAATCAATCTTAGGATATTTTGCTAAATTAAATTTAAAAACATTGGAGGTTAAGTAATTTCGATTACTTAGTTGTCCTGACCAAGGAGTCTGAGCCATTTTTATTTCTATTTATTTCCATAAAAAAAGAGGGTCCGAAGACCCTCCAAAATTTATGTGAAATGAATCACATTAAGTTGTCAACACGTACTCTTCTGTAGTAACGGTTGGAGCTAACTTTAAGTCTACCGAGACCTTGGTTGGTAACATCTCCTTCAGCAAATGGGTTAGCAACAATGCCATAACGAGTTTTAAACCCAATTTTTGGTTGGAAGCTGTTCTCACCAACGGCACGAACCATTTGGAGAGGAACATAAGGACAGTAGAAGAGACCAGCATCATAAGGTGAAGAACCCTTATAACCAACAACGTAGTACTGGTTAGCAGATACGTTTGCAGCATAAGGATCGATATAAACACGATACTTACCTTGGAGAACACCAGCAAAGGTATTGCCAGTATCATCAACGTTGAGGTTAGCATTAAGTGCTGGGGTGTAATCAAGAACACCTGCCATGGTGAGTGCCGAAGCAACGTCTGCCGAGCAGAGGATCATGTTACCTTTCCCTCTACGAGTTCTTTGTGCGATTGCGTTAGCATCACGCTCGATTTGGAAAAGAAGACCTTTGAATTTCTCAACTGACCAACGACCGTTGGAGTCAACATCAAGGTCAAAAATACCAGCAGTTGCGGTATTAGCAGCAGCACCTTGCTCAGCAACCTTATAAATGGTTCTGATAACTTCTCTGTTGATTTCCGCAAGGATTTCAGTTGAGAGAATGTTAGCAAGTTCTGCTTCTGCATTCAGACCATGAATTGCTTTAAGGTCTTGTGCAAGTTCTAATGAATACTCAGCTTTGAGTGCTCTTGATTTTGCAGTAACCGTAACTTTCTCGATAGAGAAAGCCATCTGGTTGAAAGCATTGCTTCCAGTACCATCAAGGTTTTCTGCATCACCAGTATTCATACCTTCACCAGTTTGGTAAAGGGTTTGACTTTGTGATGCAGTTGGATTCAGAAGACCTGGGTTGGTTCCTGTTGGTGTTAAAGTAGTACCAAAACCAACGTTACCATCAGATGCTTGTGCTGCATAACCAGGAGTAACAGTTGTATCAAATCCAGCATCAGTTCCAGAGAATGTAGTATCTGCTTCGTTGAAGAGTGCTTCAGTACCTGATTGGTTGGTGTAACGTGAACGCATTGCGAAGATAAGTCCAGTAGGACCATTCATTGGTTGAACACCTGCGAGGTCATATGCGACCAAGTTAGGCATTGAACGTCTGATCAATGAGATTAAAACTGGATCGAAACCAGCAACTGGACCAGAAGGAGTTGAACCACCACCAAAACCACCAGTACCAGCAGAGTTAATTGGTGCTTCTGAAAGGAATGAACTTTCTTCTCTTAAGAATTTTTCTTGGTTTTCTAACAGGACTGCGGTTACCATTCTGCGATGCGAGTCTTTGATTGGATCAAGACCCTCATAGTTAAGGAGTGGTGCCCACTTCTCCTGCAGATGTTCTGCATTGAACATTTGCATTTGTTTTACCTCTTTTAGGAAATTGTTAGTTTGATTTATAATTTAAAAATCACTTTTTAGAAACTCGGCTCAAAGTCTGAAGATAAGATTCCATCACACCAGAAACTGGTTGATTATAGTTTGCTTCTTCAGATAAATTTTCCGAATAATCTTTTTGAGTACCAACAGTTCTTGGGAAATATGCTTCCCTTAAAGTTGTTAGTTTCTCACGATAGTCTTCCTCACTTTCAAACTCAACACTTTCAGATAGGGAAGCGAGTTTATCTTTCTGAGAAAGTGCAAGACCCTCAGAAATATCACTTAAAATTACATCGGCAACCGACTCTGCCAGTCTTTTGTTTAGAGCAACATTTCTTTCGATTTGCTCATTGAGTTTGGACTCCATTTCATCAAGTTTATCTACCATACTCTCAAGTACATCGTATTTTTCTTCAGGGATTGAAACATAATGTTCTTCAAAAAGACCTCTCATTCCAGCAAGGAATGATTCAGTCATTTCAGTTTTAAGACCTTGCTCTACTACAAGAGCATTTTCTTGTAACCATTCGTCAGCAACATATTCAAGATATGAATCAACTCTTTCTACAAGTTGACCTTTCATTGCTTCGACTTCTTCAAGAAGTTGAGATTCATAATGTGCTTCGAGTGATTCATAAATTTCAACAATCTTAGAATTGATTGCTGCTTCAAAAATTAATTTTGCTTTTTCTCTGAATTCTTCAGAAAGTTGCTCACCAGCAAGAAGAGCATCTACATCCTCTTCGATACTGATTGATTCTTCCATTTTCTTTTTCTTGCTCTTTCCATATCCAGACTCATCCTCTTCATCATCATCTTCTTCATCATCATCTTCTTCATCATCTTCTTCTTCGTCATCATCCTCTTCTTCTTTGGATTTCTTAGCTTCAAGAATTTCCTCTTCTGATTCTTCTTCAATTAAATCTTCGTCTTCCGACTCTTCTGTATCTTCTTTCATCTTTTGCATTGCTTCGGCAGATTTTGCCTTAGCATTTACAACATCACGAACTTGCTTAATGGTTGATCCAGGAACTTTAAGTTTTGCAGTACCTTCTGGATCATTTGTATAATTACTTGGATCTGGACCTCCGAGGTCTTCCCAAGATCCAGTTTGCCCAGGAGCAATTCCAGTAGACAGTTTTGGCATTGATTCTGCTGCTTTTGCATTTGCATTCACAGCAGTACGAGATTGAGTGGTGCCTGTTTCCATTTCTTGTAAATTTTTACCACGGGACATTTGAACTCTCCGATTTACCTTTATTAAATCTATATTTATTTATAATTTAAAGATTTGAAAGAAAGTTATTAAACAACTTTACTTTGTGCTCATTTAGTTGTCTTTGTGAAACCAATGTATTAATTCTACGATTGGTTTTTTCAACTAATTGCTCTGTGAGTTCTCCATTTGCAAAAACCCACTCTTTACCTTCCATAATTCCTTGAACAAAAGCATCAGGAGCAGAAGGATCTGCCACAATATCAGCAGCAGTTGCTAACATAAAATCTTCTCCAACAACTTTATGTCCTTCATTCGTTTGAATCAAAGAACCTACACCACGAGAAGAAACACCGAGGGTTACACCTTCACTAATAAGTGATTGTGCAATTTTTCCCATCGGAGTAGAAAGAAGTTGTGCTCTTCCAGTAAAATTATTTCCCTCACGAACAAGGGAAGTAATCATATGAGAAACACGATCTAAATTTATTGATGGACCATCTGGATGACCAAGTTCACCAAGAGCACGACCCTTTTGAATGAAACATTCATTATAACGATTTACTTCACGTTCTAAAATATGAACTGGATATTCTCTTCCGTTGCGATTTTTTACATCTCCTTGAAGAAAAATTCCTTCAATGAACATCTTCTTACTAGCACCAGTGCCTTCAACAATAAATTCTACCTTTTGAATTTCTTCTGTGATGAGTTTCATTTTAGGTTACCGATACTGTTTGAACTTCTGCAATACTTACACTTGCTGCAGTAGGTGAAAATGCAGAAACTTTTACACTTCTTGCAACAATTCCTGCGGTAAATGCAACTCCAGTAATTGCACTACTATCGGATGTAATAGTGATAGAAGAATCTGTAGTTGCTGTTACTGGAACATGTGTAGTATTAATTCCAGCAGGATATGCATTTTGAATTGACACATAATCACCAATTACAAATGGATTTCCATTATTTGCTCCAAAAGAAACTATAGTGGATGATCCAGTTGTAATTCCAGTTATTACTTGTCTTGAAACTTTTTGTTTTATTACTTCAGATGTATTTGGAACAATCATGAAATCATTTATAGTTGCAATTGGATTTGCTCCAATTGCAATATAAGCAGCAGTTGCTGCACAAGAAACACGGATATAACCAGATTGCAAAGCAATTGCATTTGATGTTGTTGCAGTTCCTGCAGCAACATTGACTTGATTGACTGTTTGGACGATTCTAAAACTCATCAGTCTTCCTCATCATCATCTTCTTCTTCGTCATCTTCCTCATCATCATCTTCTTCTTCTTTGTTTTTTTTCTTAGATTCAGAAACTATTGTTTCTTCACCAAAAAGACTAGCAGCAACAAATGGTTTTGCTGCATCTACTCTTTCTGCACTTTTAGCAAAAAGAATATCTTTAATCTTTTCACTAACTTGTGAAGCAGATTCATCAGATATAATCATATCTATTAGATCGTCCATAGTTTTATAGTAATATAGTAACTAAAAACTATTTATATCTCTCCACCTTTCGGCATTTTGACTTCCGTTGCCTTTCCTTGTTTTTCTAAATCTGGTTCCATCATTGGTTGTCCCAAATCCATTCCTCCAGAAGTATCTTGAATTGGCATTCCAGTCATTGGATCAATAGATGCTGGATCTGGAATAATACCTTCCTTAATTTCTTTTTCGATTTGTTCATCAATTTCTTTTATGAGTGTATCAGATTGCCTTAAAACTTTTTCTCTTACATATTTTGCAGAAAAATATCTACCAATATAAGGTTCCATAGCAGCAACTACACCCAATTGATCATTCAAAAGTTCATTATTTTTTAAATCAGAAAAATGATTATCATAAACATAATCATATTGAATATGTTCTACCAATCGGTCCCAATCTTCTGGTGTAATAATATTCTTAAGAATCAATTGAGTCCTTAACATATCATCAAAAATTTGTGAAAATCTCTTTCTAAGTCTTCCTACAAATTTTGTAAATTTGAGTTCATCTCTTAAAATTTCAGAAGAACGACCCAAATTGAATCCACCACCACCAACATCTATTCTGCTTGATGGAACATTCAAAGACTTATAAAGTTTCTTTTGGAAATATTCAATATCGGCAAGTTCTCCGAGATTTTGACCACCTGGAAGTGTGGTAATTTCAGTACCACGACCACCTTCTCTACGTGGCAACCAAAAATCTTCAAGCATTGCCATTTGCTTGCGATCATCACGAATTTCACCAGTGTCAGCATTATAGACAAGTTTATTTCTATAACGATTCATCACATCACGCAAATATTGTTCTGCTTTTATCTTTGGAAGATTGCCCACATCAATATAGAATATTCTTCTTTCTGGTGCTCTCGATAATCTATAAATTACAAGACTATCTTCAATCATTCTTAATTGATTGAGTGCCTTAATTGCTTTATGAAGATATGATAAAATAGTTTGTTTGTTGCGATCTACGAGTCCTGATGACACAAAAGTAATTGCATCTTTTGCAATTTTTACACTTTTTGAATCATTCCTAAATGAAATTGATCCACCACTTCCCATAGCAGCATTTGGATCATAAAGATAATACTCATCAATTTTTGGAGACTGATACATTTCGATGGGATCTTTACCACCATTTACGGAAGTTGGAAAATTTGGATTTGGTCCTTGTTGTTCTGCTTTGCGAATGAATCTAATTTTAAGTGGATCAATATATCTTATTTCTTGTATGCCTTCTTCTGGTTTTTTAAGATCAATTACTTTATGGTAAAAAATTCTTCCATCTACATACCAATTTCTAAAGATCTCATGGGATTTACTATCAAAATCCATAATATCTTTAATTCTTTTAAATTCTTCTCTGATAATTTGTTTTAATTTATCAGATGCAGGAATATTTGAAAGTTCAATTTCTACTGGTGAATCATTCAAATCTGATACAATTGCTTCATTTACAACATCTTCAATAGCACTATCACACTCTGGATGAAGTGCCATTTCACGATATCTTCTAACTAAATCCTGTTCGTTTTTATAAACTCCTTCTATATCTACGTATTGTCCGTAGAATCCACTTTGAATATAATAATCTGACTTATCTTCCTCATTGGGAGGAACTGGAGAGACAAGTCTTTTTGACTTATTCTCTCCAGTATCCTGTATTTTAAATCCAAATAATTTAGCCATTAAATCCCAATCACGTTATAATGTATTTATCCGTTTGCACCTGTAGTAAACTGACTTGCTATATCGGCATTTGATATAGATGCAGGTGCAGCATCAGTAGAAGTACCAAGAATACTTTTTCCAGTTTCATCAAGAGCATCCCACCATTGGACTTGAAGATCTACAGTGAATTCTTCAATTGTATCAGAACTATCATAAGAAAGTGCAATATCACTAATTGAAGTTGGAAAAGTTCCATAAAAAACATAACTTTTTAATCTTTTGAGAGTATCTGATGAAGATGGTAATGCTCCAGATACTCCTTGATTTGATGTTCCTCTACTTAATTGATGAACAACCATTTCCTTTTGATATGCAGCAGGAGTAATTACACCTGCATTATCATCATGACGATTGATAAAGTTCATCCATTGTTCAAATGCATTACGAATTCTAAAATTTGTATCGTTAATAACAGTAATTGACCAAGGATCAAATGTTCGGTCCCCAGCAATTTGGAGAGTTCTACCTCTAAATGGAACTGGAATTGAAGAAATTGTTGAAGCAGGAAGAGCTGCAGATTTTACAAAAAATCTCAAATCTTGATTTAATTCTTGATCAAGAGGCACTGCCCCTGTTGGAAAATTAATTTCACATTCGAACAGATTAGGTCTTGCACCACCACCAGATAATCTTGATTTAAAATCATTAATAGTTCTAGCAGAATAACTTGGGATATTGAAAGAAGCCATGGATTTTCTCCTTTAGATTAGTTTAATTAAACAGATCCTACAACTTCAGAGAAGCTGATTCCTGTTCTGGTTGCAACAAAGGTAAGACCAATAAAGTTAATAGATCTTGCTGGTTTTACGTAAATATCAGCTCTGAATCTATTTGCATCAATTATATCTGGTGTATTGTTAGATTCGTCACAAACAAGAAGAAACTCAGTAATTCCTCTTTTTGCTTTTACATCACGAAGATATGGTTCGACGAGATTTACAAAATTGGATCTTGTAATTGCATCATTAAATTCAAATAATTGTGCTCTTGCTGCTCTTTCAATCGTAGATTCTAATGTTAAGAATAAACGACGAACATTGATTCTATCAAATGCCGATGAATATCCTTGAGCAGTTTTGTCACCAAATAAAATAATACCTTGACCAGGAGAAGCAATAATTGGATTAACTCTATTTGTATAAAGTAAGTCTCTTTGCGATTGTGATGGATTATATGCTAGTTTTACAGCATTATTAATTGCTCCTCTTGCTGCACCAGCAGGAGAGAACCAAGGATATTGATTGATTGAAGTTCTTGCCATCAACCCAGCAACATCTGCATTACATGCAAGATAAACAAATTGATTATTAAATCTGTCGTAAGTATATTTGTATCCAGAATCAAATACTGCATAAGAACTTGATGTCAAAGGACTAAAGAATTTTATAATATTTGAAGTCTGAGCATCAGAACTAGTAACATTTACAACATCTGCTTTGTGCGGAGAAATTACAGCAACACAATCTTTTCTATTTTCTGCAATTGAAATTAATGCATTTGCCTTTGATTGTGATTCATAAATGGATGCTCCACCGGATGGACCATTGATTAAGAAATTGATTGGATATTCAACTTGACTTGCAAATAAATTATAGGAAGAAATAATATTAGAAGGTGGTGCAGCATAACTTCCAGTTCCATTTGTGTAATCTGTTCCACCAGTTAATGTATAAGTTTTTGCGCCAAGACCAGAGAAAACTGTTCCTTGAGCATTTGTATTTGGATTTCCAGTAGTTCCAGTAAATCCATTAGCAGCAGTAAATCCAGTCGAATTTCCATTTTCTGGAAGTCCAGCAAAAATATAATTTGAATTTAATGCAATAAAATCATCAAAATAAATTGGTTGAGCTGGAGTTGCTTTTGCATCAGATGCTTTTGAAAGACCTACAAACTTTTCAATAACATTTCCAGCAGTTCCAGTTACTGTTCCGTTATCATCAACTACAACTACATGAATTTCATCATTTTTTCCATTTCTCTGAGATGCATATAATGATGTTCCTGGTTTTGGTGCAAGACTATTCCAATAAATTGTTGAATTAGTAAGACCAAGTGTTTGTTGATTATACCAATCAGAAGCAGTGTAAGAAGAAGTAGATGCAATTCCAACTCCAGAAGTATTAGATATTACAATATTACCAGAACTAATTGAATTGATTGTATTTGCTGTATATGTAGCATCTACAAAATCAGCAGTTGAATTTCTGTATCTATTTACAATTTTTACAGTAATTGCACTATTTCCAACTCCAGTAATAATTCCTTTAAGATAACCAGTTTCAGTGGTTACAGTACCAACTCCTGCTAATGATGTATTAATTCCAACTGTAATAGCATATCCAACTACAACACTAGAAGTTGAAATTCCTGAAATGATTTGATCTGCTGCTGCGTCAATTACACATACTTTTAAATTATTTGCCCAAGAACCTGGATTTTTTGCTGCAAATGTCCAAGTAGTATCTGTAGTATGGCTATTTGTATAATCTTCATAAGATTTAATTTTTAATGAAGCAGAACCACCAGTTGAATTTGCGTTTGCATTATTGAGTGCTCCACTATTAGAACTATCTGTTCTTACTACTCTTAAAATTCCTCCATAAGAAAGATATGTGGAAGCACTTAACCAATATTCTGATTGTGAGTCAGTTGAAATTGGTTTTCCAAAATAATTTAATAAATCTTGTTCAGTTTCAATTAAAATTGGATAATCTACTGGACCTTTTTGAAATGGACCAACAAAAGCACCAACTTGGTCATTAGCAGCAGTAACTGCTCCAAC